TGCAATCTGCTGCTTGAGCGTGTCTCGCTCCGTTGTCAGTGCTGCAATCTGCTGCTTGAGCGTGTCTCGCTCCGTTGTCAGTGCTGCAATCTGCTGCGCCTGTTCCGCGTATTTGTCACGCTCCGCCTTGATGTCGTTGATTGCGTCACTGTGGGCTTCCACAATCGCGTCAATCGCTTCATCAGGCACATTCAGGGCTTTTAGGTTTTTTCGGGTGAGGATATTCATGTTTCAATCTCCTTTGCTTCGGGGCGCGGTGCTTTGCGCCTTTGATTGTTTGCGGATAGGCGGTGCTTTGCCTTTCCGCTTATATGCAAACAGCGCACGGCGGTGCTTTGCCATGCGCTGATATTGCTGTAATTAGTCCATATTCTGCTTGATTACGTCCGCCATGATGTCCACAAGACGTTCCGCGTTTGCGGAATCTGCGAACGTGTCCGTCATAAACGGTCTTCCGGGGGTGTATCCTCCCGGCATGACGCGGAACTCGCCATTGTCTCCCAGCTTGGGGAAGAAAACAGCGTGTCCTGCGTGTCCATCATGCACATAATGCGCGTACTCAACGTTTGTGCCGATGGTTACTTCGTTGTTATCGGGGTCGATGTCGGCGGTGATGCTTCGTGCCAGATTGCCAGTGTCGTAGACCTTATGCTCATAGCCAGTAACCATCTTCTCGCGCACCATGCCGACGGATTCTTGTCCGACTGCCAAAAGCCCAATTTCCATTGCGCGTTTCAGCCTTTCGCTGATTTCCGGCGTGTGGTCTACAAACCCGCTCATTCCTTTTCCTTCTTTCGGATATTTCCGTCAGCATCCACATACTCGGTGGACAGGATGACCTTCGGCATAATCATGCAGTAACAATTGATTGTTTCCGCTGCGCTGCCGTTCGGGTCGCCCGGAAAGCGGATGTTGCTGTTCGGAAAGCATTCGCCCTGCTTCGCCATCTTGCCGTGCCGTGCCATGTGCGCCTCACGGCTGTTTTGGAATCGGCAGAACCACTTGTTGTAAACCGTTACGCCTTGGTCTGCTGCCTCCTGCGACGCGGCGTAACTCGCTTGACTTTGTGACCGCGTCCGCTCTGTCTGCGCCACGCGCCGCGCTTGCCACTCGCTCTGTCCTGTGATGTCGCTGATGCGGTTCATCAGTTTCTTCCTGTCCTCGCCCAGCGTGGAAGACAGCGCCAGCGCGTTTTGCAGCTTGTGGCGAATTTCGGTGTTCTGCCCCAGATTCTTGTACGCCAGCTTCGTGAATGCTGTTTCGTTCGCGGCGAAAATCGCTTTGATTTCGCGCTTGTTGGGCTGTGCGAATGACACCTTAACACCCGCGCGGTCTGCTTGTGCCTCGATGACGGTTTGCGCCTCGCCTAAGCTGTCGGCGTACACGTCGCCCATCGTGTTCCGGATGTCGTCGGTTGCTTTGCTGCCTGCCTTGCAGATTTCTTCCATGATGACTTCTTCCACGCGATATTGGCGGATGAGTTCGCGGACAAAACCCGCTTTCCATTGCTCCACCTTTTCCGGCGTGTCGTAGTACGCGGGCGGCTTTATCTTGCCTTCGTCCACTTGTTGCTTTTTGCGCAAGAAGTCTTTCAGGCGCTCCGTGGCGATGTCAAGCGCCTCTTGGTACATCGCCTTTATGCGCATTTTCAGCGCGGCTTCGCGCAAATCGTTTCGCTCCACGTCCGTCACGGCTTGCCCGTCTCCCCAGCATCAAAAAATGCAATCAGGATGCGCAAGATAAGTCGAACCGCCACCAGCCACCAGCCGATGCACAAAAGCCAGCCAGGGACGACGACGTTATTCGCCGTCAGCACTTGAAGAATCACCATCAGATATAGCATCTTCTTCCTCCTCGTCTGTCTTCTGCATTGCCTGTTGCGCCATGCGGATGCCCAAAAGCGATTCTTCCTCCCCGCGCTTCATGATTTCGTCGATTTCCTCCGGCAGAATCATCGGGTTGAGTTTCAGGCGCGTTTCCTTGTCCAAATCGCCCTGCGCTGTGTAGATGTTCTGGATGATTTCGCTTTCGTTTGCAATCGTCTGACGCTTGAAGCGGATTGTCTCCGTCTCGATGCCCAGAATCCGCAGTAACTTCTGCACGAAATCAAAGCACTGCCATTCGTAGGCGTTCGCCTTCAGGTCCAGATTCGCCATGCTTGCCCGGATTGCAACATTCGTCAGGCTGCCGCCCGTCAACTCCGACACATCCAGCGCCATATAATCGCGGTATAGCTGCCGCTCCAGCAGTTCCAGCGCGGTTTGACGCGCTGCATACGGCACTTCAAACGTCTCCGGCGTTACCGTGCTGGATGACGTGCCGTCCGAAATGTTTGCGATTGCTTTCAGTCGGTGAATCTGTTCCAGCATCAGCGCAACCTCGTCGAAGTTGCCCCCGAAGTTGTTCAGCACCCAGTAAACGTCGTTCGCTTTCTCCAAATTGTTTCCGAAGTCTGAAAGAACGATGTCGTACAGGTCGATTTTTGAACGGATTGCAAGCGTCAGCTCCGTCTGCTTCTTGTCGTTCGCGTACAGCGGCACAATCGGCAGTGCGCTATAATTTTCCTCTGACACAAGGCGCTCGCCTGTGATGTCTCGTGCGTATGTCCGTTTGTAGGCGCGTTTCTCCTGCGCAACCTCCAAATCAGAGGCGTTTTCGCGCGTTTTGTAGACCGTCACGCCGTCCGGCTCGAATACACGCGCCATCAACGGCTTGTCGTCGCCAATCTGCCAGAACTGCACACCAACCATCGGTTCGCCCGTCAGCTCGTCCAGCAGCGCCACAAATCCGCTGTTTTTATCCGTGTACGCACGCAGAATCTCAACGTGGTCGAGATTCCAATAGCCCCAGCATACGCCATGCACCAGCGCATACAGCCCGATTTTTGCAAGCGTCGTGTCGAACCCGATGCCTAACTTGCCCTTCATCGCGTCGTTTTCCAGCTCCACGCCGTTGCCCAGCAGATAATTAGCCTGCTGCATGGTAAAGCGGCGGAAAAAGTCGCTGTAAATGCGCTGTCCGGGGACTGCTTCCGTCGCCGTCCCCTTCTTCTTGACTGTTTTCCCGTCGGCGGTTTTTTGCTCCGATTCCGATGTGGTTGCTCGCAGCACGACTTTCGCGGAAACGGTATCGTTCTGCGCTTCATAGTATCTTTGCGCGATTCCCGCCTTGTTAAAGTCCTCGCTGTGTTTATATGCTCCGATAACCGCCAGCGTTGCCTTTGCTTTGTCCGGCTCGTTCTGCCAGTCTTGCCATGTGATTTTTGTAAACATCTGTATCACCCCCCAACATATAAACTCGCGCCGCTCCTGTCGAGAATCCGGCAGCAGCACGCGGCACTGTCCGGCGCGTCATCGTGCTCCGCGTCCTCGGTGTAGTCCATAATCTGCGCGATATATTCCCTGTCTGTGCCTTCCAAAAACACGATATTCCCCCACCACTTTTTGAGGTATGTGCTGATTTTCAGGTACTTGTTCATTTTCTCCGGGTATGCGCGTACCGCCATATTGCGGCGGCGCAATTCCCGCGCCAAATATCCCTTGTCGCCGTTTGTCTCGCAGTAAATCGGGGCGCACATTAGGCGCTCCGTCTCCGATTGCAGTGCTTCCATCAGCGTATCAACGTGCTTGCGCCACAAACGCCCGTACAAGTACAGCGTGTCGCCGTCCCGCTTTGCGCACGTCAGCGCGGTGTAGTCCTCGCCGCCGTATGCAGCATCAACGTGCGCGATGCCGTCCCGCAACTTTTCCGCTTCCGGCGTGAACGTCGGCGGCGTGTCAAACAGCGCATTTTCGGCGGCAATGTGGCGCAGCTCATAGTTCGCGGCAAACAGAGACGGTGACATTGATTTCCGCAGCTCTTCCAGCTTCTCCGGCGCAATCAACCCGGTGGAATAGCAGTCGTGCTTCTCCGGCGGCGCAACCAGCGTGAACGCGTCCTCGATGTGCCACGGTGTGCCGATGAAGACGATTCGCCCGTCGCGGGTGACGATGTTTCGCAGCTCCTGTATAACGCCCTTGGTGCGCTCTCGTTCTGCGCGGCTGATGCGGTCGTTGAGGTTTACAACGTCATCACAAACAATCAAATCCGCGTGCTTGCCCGTCATGGAAGACCCACAGCCGATGCCGATTAGCTGGTCAGCACCACGCGGCGAATCGTACACGCTCACCGTCATGCAGTTACCGCCTGATTTCAGCAGCGTCACATCCTGCTGCATGAGAATTTGCGCCATGTAGCAAAAAGCCTCGTTGGCGAATACCTTTTTCGCTTGCGCAATGCTCTCCACAACGTCGCTGTCGGTTTTCCGCATGAAAATCGCGTTTTTCCCGTGGTTGAGAACGCACCACATTGCCAGCGCCACGGAAAGGCAGGAGGACTTGTAGGATAGACGATGCGCTTGAAGCGTGTAATCGTCCGCGCCGAAGATGATGTGCTGCATCCAGCGTCCGTGAAGTTCGTCCGTCAAATCACGGAATCCGCACATTCTACCGACGGCGGCGGGATGGTATCGCCAGATGTTCCATACTTCATCCCGCGTCAGCATCGTCATTTTACTTCTCCCCGCGTCTCTTTCAGCAACTTGTCAATGTCTGCTTTCGCGTCCTCGGACAACTGCGGCGTTTTGATGTTGACGATGTCACCGGGGTCTTCCCCGATAATCCGCATGATATACTGAAAAGCGGGTAAATTCCCGTCTGCTGCCATTTTGACGGTGCGTTTCACAAGTGCTTCTCGCAACGTCCCGCCATTTTGCAACGGCTCGTCAAGCAGATTGAGCATCAGCTCCTTGACGGTAAAATTTGCTTTGCGCGCCTGCGTTGCTTTTTCGTGCGCTTTCCTCGCGTCACTCGTCGCCCCGTCCTTCCCGCTCCCGAACCTTTTCCCTTTTTGCAGGTTTGCAAGGCTATTAGGATGAGTTCCTCTCGGCATTCATGTCACCTCTTGGGCTGCCTGCGGATTTCGCCTGTCTGCCGGTTGATGGTGTATGCTACTCGGCGCTGGTATGCGCCAGATGATTTCTTCGCCAAAGCCGAACCGTTCCTAAGCTTTCGCACTGAACCGCTTGCCATGCTTTATTCCCCCTTGCGATTTTTGGTTTTGTGTAGTCGATGGTTTTGTACTTGTCAATAAGGCTGTCGAACGCTTCCTTGTAGAAGTTAAACAGCTCCTCGTTCTCCTCGAAGTCGAACTGCTCCAAGCAGGATGCGCTCCGCAAATTCGCGCTTCCCGTCAGAACATAATGATTCCCCTTGTGCGTTTCCATCAGCAGGATTTTCATGTGCGTGTTTGTGAACGCCACTTGCAGCTTATTGTCGATGTCCAGCTCCTCATACAAGTACGGAATTAAATCCGTTTTGTAGTGGCTGTAGAAGTAGCCGGACAGCATCAGATTGATTTTCTCAACGTTGCGGAAAAGCAGCAGATTTTTGAAGCTGTCCACGTTGTTTTCCGACAGCGACAACGTGGAGCAGTAGATGGTTTTGAGGTCGATGCCGCGATACATCACAAGCGCTTCCGGCAAGTCGCCAAAAATGAAATTGCCCGGAACAATGCAAGTAGTTCGTGCGTTGCGTTCCAGACAAATTTTTGCGGCAAGGTCGCGTGCGTACTGAAAATCCGCCTTATTGTAGATTGCTGACTTTGCCATCTTGGGCTTTATGATGCGCGTCTGCTCTTCCTCGTCTACAAGGGAGAAGTCAGCGACGGAGAAGTCTATGTCGTCGTCAAGTTCGATTGTGTCGGGAAGGTGGATTTCCGGGATGTCGAGGTCGACGTCAGTCTCTTTTTTCATGGGGCGGATACCTTCTTCGCGACAAAATATTTTTGTTCCGTTGGCTGCAATAGCATTGACTTCTTGCGTTTTTTTTGATAAACTTATAAGCGAAAGGAGTGCATATGCATGAAGATAATTCAGCTAACTGTTACCGCGCCATTCAGATATTTGTGGCTGAAGCACGTTGAAGGTGTTAACTTGTCGCAGCACTGTGCCAGATGTCTGCTTGGCTCTTACAATCCGCACATCAAAGGCGGTGTTACCGAAGTGCACGATTTGGAACTTGGGCATGGTGTTTATTATTTATGCGGCGTGTCCAGCAGTTTTGTCTACCAGCAAAACTATCATCTTGCATTTGAAGATTGCCCCGGAAACACTGTTGTTGACGAAAACAATGGCATTCATATTGTAATTAAAGATGCCCGGAAGCTATCATTCGGAACGGATGATATAAATATGTTCGACCCGCACTCGCGCGTTAAAGCATTTTGCACATGCCGCAATTGGCAGTTCGCGCATCATTTTGCAAGATGCCGGCGCGATGGCAAGCCTCTATAATATCATCCTGCCTTCCATAACTTCTGCCGTTAGGCAATGGCAGGTCAAATTCGAAATTTAATGCAGCTGTCGCTTCATCTATCGACGGTTGCATTATTTTGTTGATACTGGCTTGATAGCTATCGCCGTGTTTCCCCCATGTTATTTTTTCGATTTCAAATCCACTACGCAACGCAAGATTCCGAACTTGCTCTTTAGTTTGGTAATGCTGGTAGTACCAATTCCCTGCTCTATATGTCGCGGTGAATCCGTCATCATCCATAAACTCACTGTAACGCTTGTTTAACGATATAGAACGCATTGCGCGCATTTTGTCATCAGCTCTATCTCGTGGTCTGCCGCTGATGAAGCACTTGCCGTTGCAGAACAAGTTCAAACACGTCATCACACTTTTTTCCGCTTTCAAACTGTCGACACTATTGAGAACGCTGTCGCACACTACAACATCGAATGGACCATTGTCCGCAATCTCCTTGCACAATTTATCAATCATTGCGTTTCCTGCCGTCACATCAATGCTCTTGCTATTGTTGTTGTAGAACTCAATGCCGACAGCCCTTCTATGCTTTGATAACTGTGTAATATACGCTCCTTTCCCGCATCCAAAATCAAGCACAGATAGGTTTGGCTTATCTCGCAAATAAGGAAGTACCATCGTTTCGTAAAGCATACTGTGGTTCGCTTTCTTGCCTTTTTCCGCTTGCGGGCTTCTGTGCAGTTGCGCTAATCCTTGAACATATGTGTTTTTTTGTCAAGTTTTCATACGAATACACGCCATATTCGCGGTTGAGGTATTTTCGTGCGTCTTTTTGATGCAATCCGTATGCCATCACTGGTTTGCTTAACAGTGTGCATGCTTTCACGTAGTCGCCGCCACAAATGACTTCCTGACCATCTACGACGCAGCTAAATACGTTCCCGTATTTCATAATCATCATGCACAGTTGTTTTACGCTTTCCGCATTATATGAAATTGGTGTGAACTCTTTGCATGGTTTTTCGGTGAATCCGAAAAAAGTTTCTCCAGCGTACTTCGCGTTGCTTGGATTTGTTGCGTTTGCATTGTGCAGCTGATTAAACCGTATCTCATCGCCTATATCAATGTCGTCCACAAACTGCACCGGGACAGATTTTAATCCAAGCTGTCGGGCGGCATTTGTTCGCTGATGTCCGGCTATGATTGTGTTATTTTTTTTGTTTACAATTACAGGCATAACAAATCCAAGTTGTCTTATGCTTTCCTGGAGTGTTGCTTTCTGTTCCTCACTTATCTTGCGCGGGTTATACGTTGCGGGTTTTAGGCTGCCAACATCAAGCATTACAATCATGCAATAAACTCCCTACAAAACCAAAACTTACGCCATTTTCATTTACATAATGTTCCAGCTTCGTTATTATCCCATCATATTCTTCTTCGGTCAGTGCTATTGTCTGTTTATCAATTGTCATTTTGTGTTCAATGCGCTTGTCATCGCTTTTTATGTTGTCGATTTCTTCGACATCTCGCGCTTCTTCAAGTGAACCGAAACCGAACTCGCTCATGTCAATATCAACGATTTCAGCCAGCTCTTGGTCAAGCGCCGTAAAGTCCCAGCCGCTGTCCATGTTGGTTTTGTTGTGCGCCAGAGTGTACGCCTTGCGCTCTTCTTTTGTTAAGTGGTCAAGGCGGATGCACGGCACTGTCGGGATGCCGAGCTGCTTGCACGCTTCCAGTCGCCCATGACCCTCGACAATCAGGTTTTCCTTGCCCCAGATGCCGATGGGGTCGTCCATGCCGAACCGCTTGATGCTTGCCTTGATTTCGTCGATTTGCTCCTGCGGATGCCGCTTTGCGTTTCTCGCGTAGGGTTTTACGCGGTCAACCGGCAGCATACAATCCGTTTCGACGATTTTGATGCCGTTCCATTCAAGCAATGGTTTTCCCTCCTCTTCGTCCGTCACGTCCCCACCAACGCAACAAAGCGCATCGCGCATAAATCCCGCCGCTGAAGAGGCAAGAGCAGCACTTCCATAGTCGCCTCTTCCAACAAAAAAGACGCTTGCATCACTGCTTGCGTCTCTCTTGCTGCTTTTTACATTTTATATTATATCACGCTTTTAGCTCTCATTGCTCTCATCTTTTACCGTTGCAAGGAAGTTCTTTGCCGCCCAGCGCCCATTTGCGTTGAGCATCCGCTGCCACGCGCTGTTCTTCGGCGACCAGCGAAAGCCGTTTGCCTTTAGCGCGTTTCGCGTCTCCTCGTCGGGCTTATCCGGGAAAATCAGGCGAATGCGCATGTCGTCCGTATCCTCCACCACGCGGATTCCCTTGATTACCTTTTCGCCGCCCCCTTCCTCCTTCACGGCGGTGATACTTGCAATTCGTGCCTTGATTCTCCGTATCTCTGCGATACAGTTTTGCAGCGTGTAAGCACTAAACGGTTGCCCGCTGTGTTTGTATTCGTGCATTTTTTCTTCTGTTATCTCGTCAAAGAGATAAAACCCGTCAAGCGTTCCGTTGTTTTTGTAGTAGGCGTTCGCCTTTTTCATCGTCTGATAACATTCCTCCATGTTTTCCAGTTTGTTTTTGAGCTTTTCCAGCGCGTTTGCGTCTCCTGCCTTGATTCCGCCCGTTCCGACGCTCTGTATGCGGCTAATCAATCCGCTGATTTCTTCGTACTTTTCCGCGTTTCTTTTATATGCAGCAATCTGCTTTTCCTTCTTCGCTCGATTGATGCCAGCCGGACCGGCAATCATGACAGAAGGACACATCGTACCAATGGCGTTCTCGCGGTTTATCCACTCCGCCAACTTCCGGCAGTATCGATTGAGTATCATGTCGATTGTCTCCGCGCATTCCGGGTGCTTCTGCTTCTGCTCCTCTGCGATTTCCTGCGCCCTGTCGCACATTGTGCGATACTCGTTCGTCGTGCTGTTTTCTTCGTAGTCGTCAAGTGACATCATCAGCTTTGATGCCTTCGCGGTTTCCTCGTTGATTTCGTAATACATGCCCATATTGCCTCCTGTCTCGCGTTCTAACGTCTTGCTTGTTTTTGCTCATAATCATGTCGCCTGATTGCTCCAACGGCTCACAGGCGGCATTCTGTTGCGATTAGGCTGTCTTGATTGCTTCCACCTGATTCTTGGTGAACAGGTAGGCGGTCGTGAGGAAGAACCCGCTGTTTTCCTCCTTGTCCGCTTCCACGTTCTTTTCGTCCTTCTTCCTCTTGCTCGTCTTGGGCTTCCAGATGCTCACGGTCAGCGCGGCGTGTTCGCCCTTTTTAACCATGTACCCGCAACTCTTCCACTCGGCGAAGGTGTGAATCGGGAGACGCAAACCGTTCATGATGTAAGCAGCTGCTTCCTCTTCGGAGAAGATGCCCGCTCTGATGGCGGACTTTGTGATAATTTCTTCGTTCGACATTGTGCTTGCTCCTCCTTCCTGTTCACGCCAGCGTTGCAACGACTTCGGAAGGCTTGTACTCTTCGCCTTTCTTCCAGCGAACGATGCTGCGCTCGTAGTCGCCATCCATCGTTTCGTCCCCGTACTGCAACTCGTAGCAGTATTTCTTTGTTTCGTAGTGCCAGTTGATAGCCAGCTTCTGCGCCATCTTCTCGGTGATGCGGATGCCCTTCTTGATGCTCGCGAACTTCATAATTCTTACCTCTTTCTGTCGGGGGCTTTATTTTTTGTACCGCCCCTTGACATAAATTATTATACCATATTCCCGGCAATATGTCAAGGGGCAAATCGCATTTTTTTTCGGCGATTTTGCAAACTTTTTTGAGCAACAAAAAGGGCGCACCTCAGCGGATGTGCCCAATGCCCTTATTGTTTTTTGTTGCTGATTACCTCACGCCCGATGTAGGCGTTCACCGCATCCACAATCAGCTGCGTTGCGGATACCCCCCGGCTCTTGGCTTCTGCGTTAAGTGCTTCGCGGCTTCCAGCTTGCACTTCAATGGTTATCTTCTGCATCCCGATTTTTTCCTTGTACTTTTGCGTTGCGCGGACGGATACCGCGCCTTGGTAGTATTCTTTCCGCATTGCTACAACCCCTTTCGGAGGTATTGTAGCATAGGATGATTGATTTTGCAAGCCGTTACTTTTCACGCTTTACCTCGACGATGTAGTCCATATCCTTTGCTCTTTCGCAGATTGCGAGCGTTTCTCCGTCCAGCTTTGCAAGGTGGCTGTACACGCAACCATCTTTTTCAAGGCGACCATGCTTTTTAAGCTCTCTGTATTCTTCCTTCGTCAGCGTTACTTCCATCTTGCCCTCCTATCCGGCATTACATTATTGCAATCATCCCTGCGATATACATTGCTTCAAAATGTTCTCCTGTGCGGTTGTTTTTGTAGATGGAATATCGGCTTGCGGAAAATCGTGATTCTTTCCGCGCGTACTTGTCGGCTTCCTCGAATCTGTCAAACTTTGCAATCGTCCTCTCCCAGTATGGGGACATCTCCTGCTTCACGGTGTAGTACAACATATTGTTCCTTTTCTCCCCGTATAGCTGTTAGGTCAGCTGTTTTTAGTGAAACCATGACATTTTATCAATATGATACGTCATTTTATGATAAAGCACTCTCAATTTGTCATACTCGTCTTGACGTAGTGCAGACCGTTCATATTGTACCCTTACTCTTGCCCATGCTTTCAAAAGCTCATCAGAGGCGCTCGACATTATCAACAGCCGTCGATATAACTCAAAATTCGTTAACGTATTGTGCATCATACCTTAGTCCCCTTTCTGGTTTGTGAGGTTTCCTTCCTCTTTCCGTCGCGTTGGTCTATGCTACTCCTAAGTTATCAATTATTTGTTTTCGCGTTTTGCCTTGATAATATCACAAGCAAGGATTTCCAGATAATCGCGGTCCTCTACGGTTATTTTATTGCAAACGAGCAGCGTTTGAATAATCCCCCTTATCATGCCCAAACCTTCTACGGATTCGCACGTTCTGATGATTACTTCAAGTCGGTAGGCAGTTGGATTTTTGAGCGGCTGATACTTTGTTTTCATTTTCTTTCCCTTTCTGTCGGGGGCTTTTATTTTGTACCGCCCCTTGACATAAATTATTATAGCATATTCCCAGCAATATGTCAAGGGGCGAAATGCAGTTTTTTCGGCGATTTTGCAAAGAAAATCGCGCACCTTTCGATGCGCGACCGCCTTATTCCGCGCTCTGGATTTTCCGCTCCGCGTTTCCAATCACGCGGAAGACGTGCTGCTCGGAATACGCCAGATTGTAGCTGATTTCCCGGGCGCTCCGTCCCTCCAGATACCGCATCCTCATGCACTGCACTTCCAGCATATCTCTTCGCGCTCTTTTTTCGTCATCTGTTTCCGCAAAACGCTTCTTAGCCTGAACTTCCAGCGCGTCGATTATCGGCGCAAGCTCTTCGCGCATCCTGCACAACTCGTCCCAGATTGCGTTCTTGCGTTCCAGCGCCTCGACGCGGTACAGCAGCCCTTCCTCCGTGCTGTTCATACTTCCGCCACCGCGCGGCGCGTCGCTGATTGTCCGCGTCAGCTTCTGCGCCCGGATTCGCGCCTGCTCCGCTCGCAAGCAAGCCATAGGATACCGCCTGATGAGATACCGCATCCGCTTTAAGTCAACCATTTTCCCCTCACGCAACCGCCCACAATTATTTTACCCCTTCAAACGCCTTTACAATCGCTGTATACAGCGCCGGACGAATCTGTCCGCTCATAAGCTCCGTGTACAGCATATCTTGTACCTTCTCGATTGCCCCGTTTGCCTCCTTCTCGCCGTTTAGCCGCCTGATTGCGTCCTGCGTCGCCCTGACTTTGTAGGCATCGTGGCGGCTTTTGCATCCGCGCGAAACGTTTCCTGCAAGCCGCTTGACGTTCTTTTCCAGCTCTTTCTCCAGCCAAAAGGAGTAACGGATTTCGTCGGTGTCCACCATTGTCTCACTCTCCGTCCATGTATCGCATAATTGCATCAATCGCTTCTTGGCATCCCTTCGCCACAACGCAGCGGTAGCCCTCGGCAGTCAGCATCTTCATGCGCTCTTTCTGCGATGTCGATACCGTCCCGCCCCTTCGCCGCTTCATTTCGATGAAAAGCCCGTGTTCACGTCCGTTGGAGACGGGCAGGAAGATGTCCGGCACTCCTGCACGCGTCCCGGTTCGCTTCATCCTCGCGGCGGTTGCCTTGGCTCGATAACCGCCGTTCGGGATGGCGAACATCCCTTTCAGCCACGGCTTCGTTGCGCTTTGAGCCTCCGCCCAGCGGAATAGGGCTTCCTGCTCTTCATCTTCCGTTGGAATTACATCGGCATAAATAGAACGCCATATAGTCCGCACTTTGGATTTGTACATTTTACCCATGCGCCTCCCTGAACATCAAGCGTAGTGTCTCTCTTCATCACTGCGTTGCAGACCGGGCAGATTGTCAGCGCATTCAGCCAATCTTGCTTTTCGACCATGCTGAACCTCCTCTCTGCGCCTTCATGCACATTGCCGCAACCTGAACAGCTTCACAAGCCAGCAGTGTAGCTGCCGCTGCTGTTTTGCTCGCGCACATCGTGAATACTTTCTCGTCGTCTCGGCGGTTCGCAAGCCAGACGTCGTTTGCCTTTCGGATGACACGCTGCATCTCTTCTTTCGCTTCTTCGACTTCTTCCCAAATCACGGAGAACGCCTCCGGCATGGAGTTGAACGTTTCTCCATGCTCTTTTTGCGCTCGGAGAAGCTCGGAGAACACAACCGTTACAATTTCATCTTGCAATTCTTTCACAACCACCATCACTCCTTATTTACAAATGCGCAAGCCACGCACACCGTAGCCGCCAGCAGACACAAAAGACCGATAACCGTCATTGTCATCCCCCCAACCACGCCGCAAGCGCATCCGCTCCGGCGTACACAAGAATCGAAATGATACAGTTGACGAGCGCCAGCAGAATGTAAATATACCACGGGCGCGTTTCCTTCGCCAGCAGGAAGCCCGTCAGCCCCAGCCCAATCAGCGCGCCGAAAATCACCGCCTCGGGCAGCGTCACCATGTTCATTGTTTTTCTTCCTCCGTTTCCAAGAATGTCATCTGCCCGTCAATCGGCTTTCCCTGCTGTTTCGTGCTGGTAAGCCGCTTGATGAGCGGCACATGGTCGGCTGCCACACAGTCCGCAAGCCGTCCAGCGCTTCGTCCAGTCGGTCGCCGCGGAAGCGCTCACGCCGTATGCCATGCACTTATATAGCGTATGGCTCGGCGTTACATAGATGCAGAGATTCGGGCAGTCTGCGCACCTGTGCGCATGGTCTTTCCCGTATTCGCGGTACATTGCTTCGATTTTTCGGTCAGCCATCGCTTTCCTCCCACTGCGTGTCCTGCATTTCCTCCGGCGTCGGCTCTTTCTCCCAGCACCGCCACTTTACGCCGTAAGTGGTGGGATAGACAAAAAACGAACCAATTCCGAGATTGTAGTAAGGAATGACTTGCCACAAATTCCCGCCAATCTTGAACCACGCGAGAATCGAGCTGTTATCGCGACGTTCCAGCCACACACGCGCCGTCTTTTGGTTCTGCGTGATTGCTTCGGCAAACGTCAGAACGCGATTTCGCTGCTTAGTCGTCATCTTCCTTCGTCCTCCCACGGCGTGTTTTCCATTTCCTGCTCTGTCGGTTTTCGCAACCAACAGCGTCCTTTTGACCAATCAATGTTTTCGTTACAGAGATTGATTGTTTCACATTCCCTGCCATAAGCGTACATATCTTCTACCCATCCCGGTTCAAAGACCTCTCCGTCTCGCGATTCGCACCATATGAAACCGTTGTATTGTTTAAGTTCATCCAGCGTCAGCACGCGGTTTGGCTCTTGCCAGCGCCTCATAGCCTTTTCGCGAACAACTTCATAAGCGTCTTTCTCTGTTTCCGTTCCATAAACGAACGGTGCAACCGACCAGCATTTAGTACAAGTCGCTTGCGTGCACCACCCTGCTTTTGCGCCCACCAAAGATGCATCGTAATCGTATTCGTTCGCGAATATCGGCTTTTCGATTCTCATTTCTGCGTCGCAGTACGGGCATTTCGGCATCGGCTTTTTCTCACTCATTCCCGTCACCTCCATTCTTTTTTTGCTCTTCCTCTGTCGGCTTTCTTAGCCAAAACCTCGTTTTCATGCACTCTTTCGGCTCTTTTAACAGTTGCATCATCGTCGGTTGCGTCGCGTCATATGTCTGCATTGGCGATTCCAGCACGACGAAGAAGTCGAAGAAATCATTTTCCGCGTACCAGCACAGCAGATAAAGCGAATCACAATCTTCCAGCATTGCCCACACAATGCGTTCTTGTCGCACCTCTTCCATCGTCAGTTCCCGATTCCCCGGATTGCAGAAAATGTTCGTCGCAGCTTTGTATGCCTTGCTCTCTACTTCTTCTTCTCCACCTGCATATACTTGTGGCGACGGTGCGTTGCAGTTGGAACAGCGATAGTATGCCGCATAAACTGTGTCGTTGTTTTTAAGTTTTCTCAGGCGCATCATGTATCCGCACCACGGACAACGCGGCAGGTTTTTGTATTTATTCATCGTCTTCGCCATCCTTCTTATTCTTCTTCTCCTCCGGCAGCCACTTCGCAGCTTCGCGTTCATTCTCCGTCGGTTTCCGCAACCAGAAGCGGAAACCACGCAGATACTCATCCAGCGGATAATCCCAAACGTCCCCGCTCTTTGTGTCCACCTTGATTTTCTTTTCTGTTTTCCATTCTCTATTTATTGCCTCTTCCACAGCTACAAGACATTCTTCAATGTCGCACTCCTCACCATGCCATTCAACAAAACATTCTTTTGAGCAAATATTGTACAGCGACAAAATCTTGTTCGGCTCTTCGTCTCGTTTTACTGCCGCTTTGTAGGCTTCTTCTGCTGTTTCTCGTGTTGGGCTATCGCATTCGCACCCTTCGTTGCGACATCTGTACCAGTATCGCGCGCGATTCCCGTCCGTTGCTTGCAAGTTAAAGATTTCGTTTTTTAGCAGCATCTTCGCCCCACAATACGGACAAAACACAGGGAACTTCTCGTTACTCATTGTCGCTTTCCTCCCACGGCGCTTCCGGGAATGGCATCCAGTGCGTGATGCTCACAGGCTTGTAGTCGTATGTTTCGTCCAAAAACTCCTTTGTGTCTGGACAAAAACACAACGATGGATAGTTCCACCCACTTTCTATATCAAATCCGATGACGTGCGTTCTATTTAGCGGCAGCACCTTATCCACGGACACCCATCCCGGCGCTCGTCGATTCCACTTTTGCACAACATCCGAATACTTCTTCCCTCCGACGGCACTCATTTGGCAATGCAGACATAAGCAAATCCATTCTCCAGCGAAATACGGCATCCCCATCAAAATCATCATATTTGGAGCTTGGTATACATCAGGACTTCTTCCACAGAACGGGCACGGTTTCAGCTTATAATCCTGCATTCTTCTTTCTCCTTTCGTCGTTATTCCACGCTCTCGCGGCTGCGGCTCTTGTTTTTCCAAGCTCACCGATATAACCACAGTCCAAGCATCTTACCTCAAAACCGTTACCGCCGAAAAATTTAGTCCACATTTCCACGTACTTGCTTCCGCAATTCGGGCAAGGCTTTGGTTTTACTCGCATTACGCCCATCCCCCCTTAAACTTTTTGATGAAGTACACTTGCCCTTTTCCCGTCACTTTCGGCGTTCGCCGCAGTATAACGCTGCCGTCCGACGTTGTGATAGCCGTTTCCTTTATCTCGAAAAGTCCCATATCCATAGCTCTTTGCGTCGGGCAGTTGTGAAGCTCTCCTTTGCTGCACAAATATCCGTTCACGCGCAGGAGTTTGAACAGCTTCTTTTCGCCGATTTCAACGCCATTCTGCCGCAGCAGCTTCGCCATCTCGTTCAAAAGGATGCTTGTTTTGCTTGCGCTCACAGCATCCGCGAACAGCGCCTTTGGCTGCATCTCCGTGATTTGCTTGTCGCGCTGCTCAATCTGTCGCTGGGCAACAATCAGGGCTTTCGCCATCAGGTCAGCGTCGCTCATGTCTTCCTGCCCTGCGATGTAGCCGCCGCTCTTTCGGATTGATGGGATGACATCGTGCGTAATCCAGCGCTTGAACTCTTTCGCCTCCGGCTTGCGACTGCTGAGGACGAGTGCGTACAGCCCGGGTTCGCTGACGACGGTCACATTTGGATTGCCGCGATTTCCGTCGGTTAAAACGACGGTATTCTTTTCGTCGTCGTCCAGACGTGCCACTGCATCCCGTGCGTTCTTGACTTCCAGCGCTCGGCACACATCCGCCGCCACGAACCACGGCTCTTGTTTTCCTTCTTCGACGAATGTCCGAATGTTTCCAAACCGTTTGTTCTCGAAAACGATGATGTTGTACATGGCTTTCCTCCTTTTAGTCCTTTTTTAGGCAAGTATACCGCATATGCGGCTTATCGAAGCCCAGATGCACGAGCCCCGTTGCGCCGTTTCTGTTTTTTCTGATTCTGCACGTCTGCCACGTCAAACCGTTCGCTTTGCAATTGTGATACATCTGCCATCTGTCGCTGTTCGCGTCCTGCGGCTCTTCCGGCTCATGCAGGATGAGAAACACGTTCGCGTCCTGCTCAATCGCGCCGCTGTCTCGCGCTTGCGACATATCCGGCTCGCTTTTTGTCGCTTTGCCGAATCCCTTCTCGCTCTCACGGTTGAACTGCGTCATACAGAGCAGCGGAACGCCTAAATCCATTGCCATCAGCTTTAACTCGCGGCTGATTTGCGTAACTTCCTCCGTGCGGTTTCCGCACTTCTCATCGGCTCTCATGAGTTGGATGTAATCAACTACAATCAGGCTCAACCCCTGCTTGCTTGCTTTCATCTTCGCCGCTGCGTTGCGGATTTGCAAGGGCGTGACCGCTCGCTCCTCGATGCTGATTGGGAGATTCGCGACAGCTTGATAGCACGGCGTTATGCGCTCGAAATCTGACAGCTCCATTTTGCCAGTGGACAGCTTTTGCAAGTCCACCCCGGATTCGTTCGCCAGAAAACGTGCTACAATCTCTGCCGGATTCATCTCCAAGGACACCATCAGCACCCCGCCGCCGTGTTCTGCGACGTATTTCGCCATGCAGATAGCCAACGACGTTTTACCTACGCCCGGACGTGCGCCGATGTAAATGAGCTGTCCCGGCTTGAATCCGCCGAGCCTATTATCAAGGTCTGCGATTCCGGACATTATGCCGTCTTGCTTTCCGATTGAATCCACAAACGCGAACACTGCGTCTTTCATCGTTACGCCGTCATCGACGGCTGCTGATGATTTCGCCGCTGTTGCGCATTCCGCTTGAAGAGATTCCACCGACGCGCCGGGATTGCCCACGTCTTGCAGAATTTTTCTCGCCAGTGCTGCAAGCTCGCGACGTTTCGCGCACTCCGCCAGAATCGCTATATATTGCCGGGACATGACAGGAGAGATACCCATTTTTACGCATTCCATCAAGAGGGCGGTGTTTTGCAAGTCGCATTGTACCTCTGCGTCCAGCGTTACAAGGTCAACGTTCTTTCCTTGCTTTGCAAGTCGCATGATGCCGCGCTGACAGGCTTGCATTTCTTTTAACCCGAAAATGCTGTCCGGCAGTGCTGCAACCTCTTGTGCGACGATTGCATCCTGCATTGCAAGCCCAATCAGGCTCTTTTCCGCGTCCTCGTTAATGTATGCGTCCATAATTAGCTAAATCTCCCCGCTAATTCTTCCAACTTCACTCGTTCCTCTGGATGCTCTAAAGCTCGTTGCTTTGCGTACTTTTTGAATACCTCCCCGAACGTTACCGACGGCGGCTTGTAGTCGTAATCTGCGCTTGATACTACCGGGTATTTCTCTGCATCAATCCGCGCTTGGCGTTCTTCCTCTTGTCGTTCTTTTGCGCGTCCGTTAATTACGCCTTTTAGGTATCGAATATTCGGTTTTCCTGCTTCCCCGGCGATTTTGACGCATTCCAGAACTTCTTCCGTTCCGTTGTCCGCCACAAGCTGGTTGATATTGTCCATTGTCGCCGTTGTGTCGGGGAATCCTTGCCGTTTCGCTTCGTCCAGCACCTCGTTTGTGCCTTGCTGGATTTCTGCTGCTTCTTCGTCGCTAATGAAGGATGCAGGAGCGCGCACTTCGGGCTTCTGCTCTGGTTCGGGGTTGAGCTGCGCCTGTTCCGATTCGGACTGCTGGATTTCTTCTGACTTTGTTTTCTTCGGGCGACCACGTCCGCCAGCCTTGCCACCTGCGGAACGCACCTCGTGAATCTTGCAGATTTTATCGCATTCTCGCAACAGCGCAAGGTACAAAAACGCCGCGTTTCCTTCCGGCTCGACATCCTCACCCGTCACCACATAATCAAGAATGGCTTTAAGCGCACGTCCGGCTTCTTCGTCGGAAAGTCTCGCGATTTCCCGGCGCATGGCTACCTGCACAGGCACATACTCAAGCTCCATTTGCTACCTCCATCAGCTGCCGTTAGAACGGCAAATCCTCGTTGTATACCGGGGTGTACTGCGGCGCGGGCGGTTGAGCCGCTCCGTGTGCTTCCGTCTGCGGTGCATCCTGTTTCGCGCTGTCCAGGAACTCAACATCCTGCGCGAAAACTTCCAGCGTCGCGCGTGTGCTTCCGTCGTTGGCGGTGTATGTGCTGACGCTGACGCTGCCAATCACACACACCTTGCGTCCCTTGGCAAGGTACTTTTGGCACGTTTCCGCTTGTTTGTCCCAAACGGACACGCGGAAGAAGTCTGCTTCCGCCTTTTCGCCCGGTTTCGCGCGGCGATTGACCGCAACCGTGAAATTGGCGACGCTCTTGCCGCTCTGCGTTGTGCGCAACTCAACGTCGCGCGTCAGATTTCCGATGATTGTCAGCTTGTTCATTGCTTTTCCTCCCAAGCTTGTACAGCTTAGCTATTTTTTCGTCGATTTTAACGGGCTGAATGTGGTACTTCTCGTCGAACTCCGCCTGTGCCATCGTGTGGCACTCCGTGTGATGTACCCGGCAAAGCGGTTCGCAAGTCAGCCCGATATGATTGATTTCCGTTCGGTCTGCGCCCATTCCGACGCGCTCCCAGTGATGGAGGTCTGACGGTCTGCGTCCGCAAACGGCGCACTGCTTGTGCATCACGCAAGCATAGATATACGCGCCGATGTCCTCCGCATACTCCACAAGCGGCTGCTTTGTCGGAATATCGTTTACTACGCAGAACTCAACAAGCCAATCAATATAGAGCCGTGCGGTTGTCATATCCACGTCGGATAGGCTAAACGCCTTGATTGCCTCCGCTTGCAGCTTGTCAATTCGCGCTCGCAGAAACTCCGCCTTGAGCATCGTGTTGAGGTCGCTCTTGTCGCTCTGTCCGATGTAGCCAGTCGCAGCGGCTATCTCGCCAATCAGCGCCCACGCCTTACGTCGTTGCTCTGGACTAATCGTGCGGCAATCCTGCCATAGCACGGTGACTGTATCGGATAGGTTTTCCGCATCGGGGCGGGCAGTCTGGATTGTCAGGCTGCCCGGCTGCTCGATGACTTTGCCGATTGTCGCAATCATGGCTCACTCCACGGCTCGCGTTTGGTTTCTTCGCGTGTCGGCTCTTTTTCCCAGCATCGCCACTTTGCGCCGTAGTCCTCTGTGTAGACGTAAAATGTACCAATTCCGATGTTGTAAGGTATAACGCGCCACGGGTATGCATCCGTTTTTAGCCATGCGCGAATCGGGATGTTGTCTCGCAGTTCCAGCCAAACGCGCGCCGTCTTCTTGTTTTGCGCGCTTGCTTCGGCAAACGTCAGAACGCGGTTACGCGGCTTAGTCGTCATCGTCACTTTCTCCCTCCCTTGGCAGAAATTCTGAGTCGCACGTCGGACAACGAAGCCGCGCTGTTCTTCTTTCCATATCGAGTACAACGTATTTCATTTCATCGTCGCAGTACGGGCATCGCGGCATAAGCTCTTCCTTATACATTCTTTTCTCCCTCCCACGGCGTTTCTGTCCTCTCCTGCTTTGTCGGATTACGCAACCAGTAGCGCCATTTTTTCCCATACTCTTTTGTGCTATAAAAATCTGCTTCTTCACATATGATTTCCTCGAATGATAAATACCTATCGCCACTGGTATATCCTTCTTTTATACATCCCGGATAAATTAGAGAATTTTTTCCCCATTCGAGCCAGCAAACGCGATTATACCAGTCCTTGTTTTCGGCTGCGATTTCCAGCACCTCTCCCAGCGTCAAAACTCGGTTCGGCTCTTCTTTCGGCTTCAACTCACGCAAGGCATTCACCGCCTCTTTTTTTGTCGCTTTACCGTACACAAACGATGAGTTTGCGCCGCACTCGTCACATGATAAGCGCCCAACCCAGCCATTACAGTCCGTTAGGAAAACGTCGCCTGTGTCTGCTTTCATTTCTGCACCACACCACGGGCAGCGTGGGAACATCTCGTTTTTATTTTTCACAGCTTTTCCACCACCTTCTCCATGCGTTCTGTGTTGAGTTTGTGATAGTGCTTGCGCCGATACTCCTGCGCTTTACGGATTTTTTCTCTATTTGCCAAATAATACTTGCGACTATATTCCTGATGTTTTTCTCTATTCTCGCGATATTTCGCAAGCACCTGTTCTCTGTGCGCCCAATAATATTCGCGATGCCGTTTTTGCAATTCTTCCTTTCGCGATTGGTAGTAAGCCTGTTGATATTGTCGACGCGCCATTCCGCGTTCAGCCATTTGCGTCAGCTCGCTTTCCTGTGATAAACTTCGCCCTCGGCAGCGTCTCAATCCATGCGCAGAACGCCCTCCATTCCGGCAGACGGTGATTCTTGCGCTGCTGGTAAATCGTTTTGAGCTGCCGATAGTTGGTGGTCATCCGCGCCGTCAGCCGCAAGCCAACAGGCACGTTGTAGAGTACTGCAAGATACCGCTCCGGCGTTGGGGCTTCCTTGTACTCCGCAATCATCTTCTCCAAAAGCTCGATTGTCTCCCGGCGAACGTAGTCGATGCATTGCACGTCGATGTCCATGCTTGTTATGCGGTGCATTGTGGACTGGCTCGATACAAAATCCAGAAAATGATACCGCTCGGCTTCAACCCACGCCTTGACGGTGAACGTGAGGTCGAACTGCACGACGATTCCCGTTAAAAACTGGTCGTGTCCGCTCCCTGTCTGGCAGTTGGCAAGCGCCATCGTCCGCTCCGTGACTTCCGCGCTGCAATTCTCCGTGTCGGTTGCCATCGGATAGCGGCTTGCCTTTACGCTCGACACAAGCCCCATGATTTCCACGTTGCTGACTACATTCATCGTCTTTCCCCTTTCTCGATTTGCTCCACCATGTCAAACGGGTCATCGAAATCCAGCCGGATTCCCGTCTTTTCCAACACATCATCAATCAATTCTGCCGTTGTGAAGTACGCGCCGGGTTGAAGATACTTTTGCGTTGCTGTCAGCATCCGATAAATTCGCTGTGTGCCGAATCCGAACTCTTCTTTCATCGCAAGGCACATTCCGGCGAAAATCATCTTGATTGCGTGGCGTTCTGCATCCTTCGCTCCGCGCTCATACTCTCGTTCGTAGCCTCCCCGCGCCCTCATAATGCTCTGCGTGGCGTGGGTCATGTCCCGCGCCGCTCTCCTGCGTTCTGCCCTATTCATTACGATGCCTCCCGGAAATTGGCTTTCACCGCGTCCATCAGCGCCTTTGCGTCCGCCATCGTCATCTCTTTCGTCGGGATGTTGCGGACGATGTTTGCTTCCACAAGCGCGGCGCGAACTCTGCCCAACTCCTGCATATCCATGCCGATGTTGCTGCATTCGCGCATGATGTAGTTCGTCGGCGTTTCTGCCGGGTTCTCTGCGTTCTTTGGCTGCGGCTTCGGCTGTTCGTGCTTCGCCTCGTGCTTGGTTTCGTAGCTCTCGCCGTCCGGGTCGGTCATCTCCTCCGTAGGGATGCAGAACACTTGAAACAGCGCGTATTTGTAAGCAATCGCCATTGCCTTGTTGCTTGCCTTGTCGCCGCTGTCCATGCCCTCGCCCAGCGTCACCGCCTCGACAAAGCTACCATCGGTGGCATAGAAGCGGAACGCGATTTTCAGCAGACTGTAACGCAGTTCTCCGCCTTTCGCCGTTACCTTAATTTCTCGCGTCTGCTCCAAAACCTGCGGGACTGTGAAAATCTTGTTTTTCGTCAGGATGGGCTTCAAGGCGTTCATCACATCGTCGATGCCGCGGAACTTAAAACCCTGCTGCTGGTTGTACTTGTCCTTGCCAATTGCGGAAATGTCCGCCATCGCCGCGCTGATTGCGGCGTAAATCTGCCCGTTTTCCATGCTCGTTCCTCCTATCAGCACTCGTACCATCTCTGATACTGTTCGTTGATGTAATTCTCCAAGCGCCCATCCTCTCCCGTTCGGCTGGCTTCATCAACCATTCGCACGGGCTTCCTGCACCCTCGCGGCACTTCGTCCGTCTGGCTGCATCCGCAGTCGCAGCGCTCCCCGCTATCCAGATATGCCCCGCACAGGCAGCAGCGTCTTGCCATTTGCCTCACCCCTTCTGCACCGCGAAAACCGGGTCGCGCGGAATAATCTTGATGCCGGGAACGACTTCGCCCGTAATTTCATCAATTGCCTGCCTGTTGTTTTCTACAAGCAGCCCTTTCAGCGCCGTCCATTTCAGCTTCGGCACGTTCTCCACGCAGGACGGCGCATTCTCGGCACACCACGCGATAATTTGCGCATCGTCGCGCTCGTACTCCGGCGCTTGCGCCTTGCGGACAAGGATGCCGCTCGGCAGCTTGTACTTCTCGCTGGTTTTCGTCGCCTTGTGCGGAACGGTGTCGAAGTAGCTTTCCAGCAGGGCGGTGAAGTAGTCAATGCTCTGCTGGTTGGACTGCGCCACGCGCTCACTCTGCGCCTTGTAGTAGTCCTTCCATTTCTGCGTGTCGGCTTCCAGCTCTGCGATGCGGCGAACCGCCCAGTCCGCCTTCTGGTCGTTGTCGATGACAAAACCCGCGCGTTCTTCCTGCTCGTTTTCCTCGATTTCGCTGATAAACTGCTCCATATATGTTGACTTCCTTTCGTTTTTGTGTTAGACTGTAAGTGGCTTAACCGCCACTTACCCTTTCTGTCTGCTCGTGTTCGCGCTTTGTACCCGCGGCACGGGCGCTTTTTTTATGCCCGTCTCCGGGCAATTGTGCCATCAGGGTTCATCAGTCCGCGCGCCACAAGGTCGTTGCGCTTCTTGCGCTGGCGGATGACCTCGTTCTCCTGCTCCTGCGTCGGGTAACGCTTTCGGCGCTCCATCTCCTGCTCAAAATCGCTGACAGTGACGCGGATGGTTTCGTGCGCCTTGCCGCCGATGCAGATGTGCGGCATCTCGCGCATGAATTTCCTGGCACTCTCCTTGCTGATGCAGAGAATTTCGGCGACGCGCTCGGTGTTGAGGTACTGCGTCATTTCGCGCCACCTCGCTTTTCGATTCGGGCAAGCGTGTCCGTCAGACAGGCGATTGCCTTTCGCAGAACCTCCTCGTACTTATCTCGGTTAATCGGGTTATCAATGCGCCCGTCTTCCGACACGTCGCGCTCAATTGCGCTTTGCAAGCACATCACGTCCTCAATCGCGAACCGTCCTCGGAGAACGCTCCCCGCCGTCGTTGTCTCATCTACGCCGCGATAATGTCGGCGGTAGCTATCGCAGTTGGATAACATCCACTTGTGCCACAATCCCGGCGCTTTATAGGCGATTTCCAGTCGGTCAACGTCGTCTGGCGACGGGAACGCTTCGCCTCGCTCCCAGCGTCCAATCAGGGCTTCACAAACCCCGATTTCGCTTGCGATTTGCCACTGCCGGATACCTGCATTTTCTCGTGCTTTCCGCAGCTCATTCCCTCCAAATTCGGTCATTTATTTCACCGCCTTCTGTGTTATTATTTCATTAGGCGCAAAGGCGAAAGCCGTCGCGATTACCTCCGCGATGAAATTGCCCTGTGCGTCAATCTCCCCCGCCTGATACCGCCCCGTCTCGGACAGTGCGCGGCTATACGCTCGCTCAAACGTCAACTTTGTAATGTCGTCCGGCGTGTTGATGCCCGCCATGTTACAAACTGCGTCGTAGACGATGCGCATTGCGGCGCTGTCTCCCAGATGGTTGCGAATCTGCTTTACGATTACCGCGTCGATGGGACACCAGCGCAAGCCCTCGCCTTCCTCCGGCTGCATCGTTACTCCGGTTGCTCGTTGGAAGTCAGTCATTCCAAAGCGCCCCCATCTTGTCGCTGATTTCTTCAAGCAGCTTATTCATGATGTCTCCGTAGACAACGTAGGCATCAAATTCGCCGGGGAAAACCTTCTGAAAGGCTCCGTAGTCCTTCACCTTCCCGCTCCGTACGTCCATCCAGATAATCTTCCAAATGCGGTCGGCGGTGCGCTTGCTATCGCAAACATTGTCCAGTTCGCGGATGATGCGCGGCGCATTGAGCCGCAGCGTGGTTTCCATCATGTGCTGCTCAAAGAGTTCCTTCCTGGCTTCCTCGTCCGGCACGATTTTCTCAAGATTCAGGATTTTCATTTTCTTTCTCCTCCCTTAGACAGCGACTGCCGTCTTGTTCATTTCGTACTTAACCGCCAACAGCAGGGCTTCCATTACGGCTTCATACGCGCCGTATGCCTCGCTGACGTAGTCCCAGTTCCCCAGCTTCGCGAACTCGTCGCGCGTCATGGCTTTCAGCTTCCGCGCACTCTGGCGAATGGCGAAAACCGTCTTGTTCGCGTCACCGCGCGATACGCAACTGCTCATGCATTGGCTTTCAATGCCCTTGCCGTACTCGTCCAGCAGACGGTTCGCGATTTGTACCTTGATAACTTCATTACTCATTTTGTGATACTCCTTTCTATCTTTGCGCTTTTCGCGCTTTTTAGTCGATGAGTTCCCACCAATTCACGCCAAGCGTCGGCGCAAGCCTCTTTGCGGTGTTTGGTGTTACATTCCTCTTGCCGCTATCAATCAGCGACAACATGGATTCGGAGATTCCCGTGATTCTGGCGATGTCCGCCATTTTTAACCCGCGTCGTTCTGCAAATTCCCGGATGTTTGACAACTTTTCTCCCTTCTTCTTTACATCCCGTAAAGTTTTCCGCTAAAAAAATCGACTTTTCTTCTTCTTTGGGCGGGTGTGTTTGCTTTTGCACTCGCCCTTGTGTTAGACTACTTGTGCAGGATTCTGTTTTCGCGTCGTCCCTCGCGTTCTACGCTGATGTAGGTTGCCACCTCGTTAATCAGCCATAGCGCGGCGATGATTGCGACGCTCAGTCCCAAAAAGACGAATCCTGCCGGGTCTGCGTGTGGCATTTCCGTGTCACTCCTCTCGTAATAGTTCTCGGTGGGAAGTGTGAAATACGTCCTCCAGTGCTACCAACATAGTATAGGACGGGTCACGCTTCCCAGTCTCAATCATGCTATAAGCCTGTACCGTAATTCCGAGTTGCTTTGCAACATCGGCTTGCGACCAGCCTTGTAAGGCTCTGACCCGCTTTAATGCGGTTCTCATTGTTGCTCCCTTCTCATCAACTCTCGGCAAGTGTTTTCCACTTGCTTGTTGCCATTATACATCAACTTTGTGTTGATGTCAAGAGGTTTTCAATGTTTTCGCGAGAAAAATTTGCTTCCCGCCTTTTGGCGTTGCGCAAGCAAGCAGGGCTTTCCGTTGCGGCGCTTGGTGATGCGCTTGGTATCTCCGGCGCGTCCGTAACGCAGCTGGAGAAGTGCCAGCGTTCACCCAGCGTTGAGGTATTCGGAAAAATTGCCGACCTCTTCGGCGTTTCCTACGATTATCTTGCCGGGTGCGACGGTGCGCCGTCTCCAAAAGAGACGGACACGCTCTACTTGGAGATTTCCGCGCTTGCTCCGTCAGACCGGGAAGAAGTCATGCGGTACGCTCGCTATGTCCGGGCGAACCCGCGCAAGTGAGGTGATGCACCGTGCCGTTCCCGGAAATTCTGCTTGCGCTGCGGCTCTCGAACGGGCTGACCCAGCAGCAGCTTGCAGAACGCGCCAACGTCGCAGAGATAACAATCCAGAACTATGAATCTGGAAGAAGCAACCCCGTTCCGACGCGTCTTCTCGCAATCGCGGATGTCCTCGGCGTTTCGCTCGATACGCTCGTTGGGCGTGATGAGAACGCGTTCTCGCCGCCCGACTTCGACCCACTGGTAGAACAGGTGAAGTCTCTTTCCGCGCTCCAGCGTGCGGATGTGATGAAGTACATTGAGTTCATCAAGTCCCGCTCCTGATGCGCGTTTGTGCTGGACAACACTCTACAAGGGCAAAAACGGCGTTCTGAGCGCTTCCAGCTCGTCAGGTGAGGAAATACCACTCTCGACGTGCAAGCGCTCCTGCGGGCGTTTTTGTGCGAATCAGACGTTGCTTTCACGCAAAGCCCTTTTCGCTTCTGCCTATGTCGCCCAGACTACTTCTCGCTCCCCTCAATGGCGTGCTGGATGATGTGAATCATCTGCTGGTTGACGCTTCGGTTTTCGCGCTCTGCAAGGACTTGCAGCTTGCGATGAAGCCCTGCGCCCATCCGCAGTGTGACTTTCCGGCTATCTGCCGTCATTGTGCCGTCACCTCTCTTTTATTATATAGTGCCGTCACCTTGCTGTCAAGGTGCTGCCGAAATTTTTTTGAAGGTGGTGATTCCCTTGCCGTCCGACCTCCCGAAGTTTACGCTCCGCACCGACAAGCAGACGCTTGACAAGTTCCGCGTGGTTGCGCAAAAGAACCTGCGAACCGTCAACCGCGAATTGGAGATGCTAATGCGTCAGCATATCGCGGACTATGAGGACAAGCACGGCGAAATCGTCCTCCCTCAAAATCAGGAATGATTGCTATGCAGTCATATCCTATGCAGGAATGGAGGTGAGTATGCCTTGCTTGAGTCGGAATATCGTCTCTGCCGCGACTTTCAGCGTGGCAAACAGCTTTCGGCGGAACAGCTTGCGCGGTTGCGTTCATCTGGCTTCTTGGAGCCACAGCCGCCGCACCCATCCGACCTTGATGCACGTCCTCCGGATTATGTGCCGGAGCTGAACCGTCACGCGCTGGATGAAATGGAGCAGTACGAGTCAAGTTGCTTGCGATTCCTGCTTCCCGTCGGCATCTCCGCCGTCAGCTTGATTCTCTCGCTGATAGCTCTCTTCAAGTAGCCTGATTTCTTTCAGGTAGTCCAGCACATCGCGCATATACTTGCTGTACTGGTCGAAGTCCAGCTGCATATAGCGCGGAGCAACGAGGATTCGCCCGAACGCAAGGCACAACTCCTTGCCGTACCAGCTCAAAAGCGGGTTACTCTTTAACAATCCCTCGCTCATGTACGTTTCCTTGCGAAGCGCGAAGTTCTCTTTTCCCAAGTACTCGATGCGCTCCTTCAAATCCTGAATCTGCTTTTTCAACTGCCGTTTGCTCTGATACACGTTCACACCTCCAAAACACGAAAGGGGTTTCACGATGAAGAAGTTTGTTTCCGTTCTGCTGGTTCTCTGCTGCCTGATGGCTTCCTGCGTCCCCGCGCTGGCGCTGACCGATGACGAAGCTTTCGTCATTCGCTTTCTGCAAATGTCTCCGTTCGGCGACCATTCGGATGACGGCTATTACTATTCGCTTTCCGCTGATACGGCGGAAAAGTGCATAGAGGTCAAATGCTACCACCCGGTATTCTCGACGCTTAAGACGTGCGACGTTGCGGAATACACTTCAATGGTTGATTCCTACACTCGCATTTTTGAAGCTGCGGCTGATATTGTGAGCACTTGGGCAAGTGGCTATTATCTCAAGCTGAGCTTCTGCACAAAGAGCGACTTTACCGGCGACGTATACTGTGAGTTCAGCAACAAGAGCGGCGAAACCGTCCATGAGGATTTTGACGTTCCGATTGACGCTGATTCTAACGTTTACGTCTCTTGGGGCGCGGATGCCGATTTCCTCGCAAAAGTCGTCGAAGTGTACGGAAAGAAGGACGGCTACGTCGGCTATTATTACAGCAAGAAGGATAAGGCTTACATGGTGAAGATGAACGGCGCGTATGTTGCCGATATGTTCGCCGGTTACAAGGGAAAAGCAGCGAAGGTAACTTTGACGCAAGATTACCTCGACGACTTCTCCCAACTTGCCGACTTCGACACATTGAACTACTCGCTCGTTTTCCTCGATGACGATGGCAATCTGTTTTTCTACGCCTCCTGTCAGCCCGGACAAGATATGACTTGCTTGTATCTTAGCAAGTGATACCCGTTAGCAAAACAGCGTCCTGATGTCTTCCACCCCCAGCGCGTCGGCAATGCGAATCGCTGTCGCAACGCTGGGGGTTCGCTGTCCACCCTCGTAGCGCTGAAACGCAAGCGTCGAAATGCCAACCTCTTTCGCAACGGCTTCCTGCGTCTTTCCGCAGAGCTTCCGTGCTTCAACCATCCGAACGTTTCTCAACCTTCGCCCCTCTTTCTGCATAACCGTTCGGTAGTCTTATTATAGCACTACCAAACGGTTATGTCAAGCGTTTTTTGGAGGTGCTTCATGGATTTTCCCGGACGATTAAAGCATCTGCGCCATGAGCGCGGGTTGACGCAGAAACAAGTCTATTCCGCCGTTGGAATGTCAGCCTTGGGCTACCAGCGTTATGAGTACGGCGAACGCTCGCCGTCTTTTGATTGCCTGATAGCCCTCGCTGACTTCTACGGCGTGTCGCTCGACTATCTTGTCGGGCGTTCCGACGACCCCACGTTCACGCCAGTTGCCGGAACTATCCCTTGCTCCGCCAGCAAGGACTGAATCACCTTTCGCGCCGTCAGCGTCCACATGGCAAAAAGCTGCACAGTGCCGTGCTCCGTTTTGACGGGCTTGTAAGTCACCATGTCGGCAAAGTCCCCAGCGACCACCCAAGAACCATCGGAGCGCTGTATCTGGATACCAGCGCGAAACAGCGCCTGATTAAACTCGCGTGTTGTCATGCCGTACTGCATCGCCAGCTTTGCTGTGCTGATGGGCTGCGTGTCCGTGATGTTAACGGGCGGCACGTCCGCTTTCTCGCCGTAAACCTCCGGGAACGTCTCTCGGACGGTGCATCCGAGGGCTTCGGCAATGAGCTTCATCGCGTCAACCGTTGGGCTTCCCTGTCCGTTGGCGTAGCGGTATATGGTCGGCTTCGAGATGCCCGACTTTTCGGACAGCGCGGCGACGCTGATTCCTTGCACCCCGGCGACGTGGAGAAAGTGCCGTAGCTTTTCAGCCATCGACCTCACCCCCGAAAAGGGCTTCGACCGTCGTGTCAAGCGCACGGGCAAGGCGAAGAGCGTTATGCAGTGACGGGGTATTTACACCCCTCTCATACAGAGACACAAGCCCCTGCTCACATCCGATTTCGCACGCAAGCTGCATCTGCGTAAAGCCCTTCTTTGCGCGGAACTCCCGCACTCGGTTCTGCATCCGCATCCCTCCAATCAGTGCTTATTATCAATGCTAATAATAGCACACTCGATTTTATATGTCAAGGTAATATGCAAAAAATTTTTGAGGTGTTTTTATGCTTGGAGATAGGCTCAAGGAAGCGAGAAAGGCAAAAAAAAAGACGCAAGCCGAAATGGCAAGCATCGTTGGAGTGTCGCAAGCGACGTATTCGTGCTATGAGCGCGGAACCATCACGCCGGAGATTACCAGCGTCGTGAAGTTCGCCGAAGCGCTCGGTGTGACCACCGACTACCTTTGCGGACTGTCCGACAACCCGCAAGGAACGTCTGCCCGCCCGATTCTCGACGCAACCTGCGAGGCGATTATCGCCAAGCTGATGGGTGCGCCGGATGACGTTGTGCGTGAAGCGATGGACTACGTTGAGTACCTCACCGCGAAGGCGGAACGTCGGATGCGGCAGGAGCGCAAGGAACGTGATAGCTTAAAGCGCATGGCGGACAAGGGGGATGCTGAAAAGGGAGAACCGTGATGCCCACGGCGCGAATGTCGGGAACATGAAACCAGCAAGAAGAACCGCGCGTCCCCGAACGCCTGAGAGCGGCAAGCGCGTGAGGACAAGCAGGAGAATCAGCAGATGAGCAGAGCGGAGAAGCAAGATGCCATGATTATATGCCAGATTGCCCCGCTTGTCAAGCCCCCCTGCTGATTTTTTTGTTGGGCAAAAATGGCAAGACGTTTTGTTGACCCCAACAAAACGGGCAGCGAGAACCATTTGCGCGACACCACGAAAATGGTCTGCCTCGTGGCTATCAATTTCGCGAAGCCGCGAAGATGACCATGCTGCGGATGCCCGCAGAAAGGTGCTGGATAAAAAAAAGACCACCGCCGCTGCCACCACCACAAGACCACCGCCCGTCCCTCTCCCCTCCCCCCTCTTCCCCCCATACCCCCTATTACTCTATACCCCCTATTATCCCCCTACCCCACTCTGTCGAGTATGTGTTCTTGTGGTGGTAGTAGTGGTCTTTTATTATATATTATTTATATATACATACTTGTGTTATATAGCTGCTTATATTATTATATATCCATACTTGTACTATATAGCAACTTATATTATACTGTATGATAATATATATTATTATTACACACAAGTATGTATTATAATATAACTATGTCGCGCGCGAGAGACAACAAACGCCACTTGTAAAACGCGGAGATTATTAGCACCGAATAGCACAAAAAAATGTGCATAGCAAAAATAATTCTGCTATTTATTTTTTAGCTGTGCTATTTTTTTAATAGCAAAAATAATTCAGCTATTTTTTTAATAGCTAAGCTATTTTATTTTTAGCATAGCTATCGCATTTTGCGGATTTTTGCGTCAGCGTGGCGCAAATCCTTGCAATCACTGTGTTTTAGGCGCTTTTGCAAATTATGAAACACGCCGCCCTCTGACTTTCCCTGACCTTCATGGGCGTTGTTTGACCTTTCCTGACTTTCACATCCGGAAAAATAGAATAGCAAATGATAGCACAGCTTTTCTTTGCTTAGCTTTGCTTTATTTTGCTTTCTTTTGCTTTTGCTTTGCTTCCGTTTGCTTTCGGATTCGATGCTCTCCGCAGTCCATATTGTTTATATATTCATAACGTTTTCTTTGCAGAAATTTTCTTTTCCAGCCACGAAAAAAATTCCGCTTGCAGGTCATCCGGCAGTTCCTTCACCTTCTCGACGAGCATTTTAACAACAAACTTTTTATCAAAATCAGTCATATTTTTCTCTCCAGTCGCGTATTTTTTACCGTCCACCGCAATACAATATGCTGACGCGCTGCGGGATATGACTAAAAATTTTCCGTGCGTTTGCAAAATGTTTTCAATTTGTTCACAATTTACGATGGCACTTTGCTGCGTTTTGCGGCACAATAAGAGTAAAGGAGTGATACACTTGCCACGCCAGACACTAAAAAAGCGCCCAGACGGGCGTTACGTTTGCAAATATAAAGGATTCTCGTTCTACGGTAGAACGCAGTCCGAAGCTCTTGCAGCCCGTGAGGAGTACAAGAAACAGGAAAAATACGGCAGGAAACCACGGGAAAAGTACACGTTCGCGGAGTACGCGGCGGAGTGGCTGCCGACGTACAAGAGCGAGGTGACCATAAATGTATATGATGCATATGTCTCACGCCTTAACCAGATAGCCTCAATCCTGCCAAAGACGGAGATGAGGCTAATTACGCCGTCGGATATAAAGCGGCTATACAACGCATTCTCCGCCCGTGGGGATGCGACGCGAAAGAAAGTATCCTATACGACAAAAGCAGTTTTTCGAGCCGCGTTAGGAGATGGAATTGTAGCAAAGAACCCATGTGATAGCATCACACCAGCGAAAGGGAAAGTTGGGACGCACCGCAACCTTGAGGATTGGGAAATCAGGCTCATCGAAGATACATACCAAGAAACGCCAATGGGTTTGTTTACAATGGTGATGCTATATGCAGGGTTGCGACGTGGTGAGGCTCTTGCTCTCAACATTGATAGGGATGTTGACTTTGCCGCTGGAATAATCCATGTCCGGCATTCGTTACGATTTGAGCATTCCGATTGCTTAATAGTCCAGCCAAAAACAAAGGCTGGTATACGTGACGTTCCGCTATTTCCGCCATTGAGAGAAGCGTTAACAGGCAGGCATGGCAATGTGCTTGCTTTTCAGGATGTCCCCAAAATATCCAAAGGCATTTTGAATGCGAGATGGAAACAATACTTACGTTTTTTGTCATTGGTTGCACAAAAAAAAGTCTTAATTAGGCAGCACGATTGCCGCCACACCTTTGCCACAATGCTATATGATGCAGATGTTGACGCAAAAACAGCCGTCAAGTGGATGGGGCACGCAAGCGAGTCGATGATAATGCAAATCTATGCACACCTTACGGAGAAGAAGGAAGAAAGTTCCATTAAAAGGGTAGAAACCGCGCTTGCTAAGCGCACAAGTAGTCAAAACGGTAGTCAGCACATCGAGCAAGCGACTTGAAACCTTGCATTTTCAAGGTGTTCACGATTTTGTGGATTTCCCGCTGGAGGAAGTTTCCGTTTTTATGGTGCTGATGTCAGTCGCCTTGCAATCCATTGATAATGCTTGATTGTAGCACAATAAGCAAGAACACGCAATCCCCATATTCGCAATTTTGACCCTCTTTCCGTCGCACGAAGTAGTCAAAACTGGGGTCAAAATCCCCTCCATATTGCATTCATGGAGGGGATTTTTGTCAGGCGTTTTTCTGCGAGATAATCTGCGCCCACTTCTTCGCATCCTGTACGCGCTTCCGTTCCTCTGGCGTGTTGACGCTGATGGAATGCAGTGCCGTCTCCACCTGCTGTATTGTCGGCACGGTGTCCAAGTCCGCGCTATGCGTCATGAGGACAACCGCATCCCGGCGCTTCTTGTCATCGGCAGATTCCTGCACGCTCTGTGCATCGGCTTTCGGGGCTGACCGCGTGGCGAGGTACTCACGCACTGTAATCAGCGCCGCCAAATCGCGGATGTTCTGCGGATTGTTTCCCTCTTCGATTGCCTTCTCAATCTGCCCATCAATCCACGTCAGCGTAACCACGCAGCCAGCCCCTTTCCGTTATGCTTCTTTTAGTTCTTCCAGCGCCCGCCGAATTACGTCACGCTTTCCCGGCTCGATGGTACGCATCAGCTCTTCCAACTCGTCCATCAGGCGCTTGTCCGTGCCGTCGTGGCGGCTGTACCGTCCGCGCATATCGCGTCCGCGGCGGCTGTATCGGTCATCGCGGTACATACCGTCATAGCTTCCACGCGCTTCCCAGTCGCCGCCATTATTGCTGTACCCGTCCGCTTCCAGCATCTCAATCTTGTCGATGTTTTTGATGGTGTCCGTCAGCTTGTGAACAGCTTCGAGGTCGCCAGCGGACATATCCTGCTTCTCCGCAATCTCTTGCAGCTCTTCACAGAGTTTTTCTTTGAGTGCATGCAGATATTTCATTGCGTTTCTCCTTTCCTCACGCAACCCGCGTGACAATCAGGTTGGCGTTCTGCACGTCAATATCCACGCCAGCGGTATTTTTGACGCTGATGGTTGTGCAGCACCCCGCCGGAACGTCCACAAAGGTGTCGACGCTGACGTTCTGGTACTGCGCCGCTGCTGCAGGGGTGACGATGGCGGTAGAAGCCGGAAGCGCCTCACCTGCGATTGCAAGTGCAACAGAGATAGCTCCGGCAGTGCCGCCCGTCGGAATGGCGATATTGCCGCCGAAATTGACGCGGAAACGTGCGCGGCACTGTCCGTTGGTGATGCCTCGCAGCGTCACGATGCCAGACCCCTCACGATGGACGATGCACCGAGTCGCGCAGACGGGCGTGGCAGTAAAAAGGACGTTGTTGCCATTGGCGACGGTTTGCGCCGCCGCCGCAGTATATTCAGCCATGATTTTTCTCCTTTCAGCGGCAGGGCGCGAATCAATCAACGCCCCGCCGCTTTTTCAGTTGCCGTTATCGGCT